ATAATGCATCTGTTTCATACGTCGGAGAAATACAGACTTACAGCGTCGCATCGGCATCTGCTGTTTCTTTAACTACCAACGTGTATGCTAACGTACTGTCAATGTCGATCAACGCAGGTGACTGGGACTTCACGGGAGTTGTCATTGCAAAAGCTGCGGCGATAACCGGAACATATTTCGAAGCATCTTGGGGAACTACATCTGCAACGCCGACCGGCTCCGAGTTTGATCAAACGTTTACCCCGACAATGCCGACGGCAGCTTGTCAACAGTCGTTAACCCTTCCGATGTATCGCCTGAGTGTCGCAGGGTCAACGAACCTTTACGTGGTAGTCAAAATGATATTCTCGGCTGGTTCGCCAAGCGTTTATTGTGGCGTGAGAGCTAGGAGGCGTAGATAATGATAAAATTCACGTTCAGAATTGAAAAAGACGGACAAATTGTTGACAGTGTTTCAGCAGAATATGCTGACAATGTCTTAGACATGATACAGGGAGCTTGCGAGAGCCTAGGATTACTTGATGCTTCGGACGCTCCTGTAACTGGACCTAGATCAATTTCGTACGCAACGCGACTTTATCTAACACAGATAGCCGCAAACTATGGAAGCAGACTTGTATCTACAAATGCAATTTCGCAGTTTAACGAGCAATTTAAAAACGCTGTTAGTAATCCAGTGATCACGGAAGGTTGAAATGAATAAAGAAGATGCACTAAAAATTATTTCGGATGCCTGCGCTGAGTTTAAGGGTAACTTAAAAGATCATCAAATAATTCAAAAAGCACTGAAATTACTAAATGATTTGGTCAATAAACCAGAACAGGAAAAATCAGAATGAATACAGAACAGCGCGTCTTATATCAATCGACAGAGATATCGCAGGAAGTAAACGATTTCCGCGCAGGCACGGCTGCTTTTTCATACACGGCAGGCGAGTATCTTTATGTCGGTTCGATACTTCCGTTCAATAATTTGTATTTCGAGATGGGCACAGTCAACGCAGTCACAACGGTTCCATCGGTCGACATTTGGTGGGGGCACACGTGGCGGGCTGCTGTTGATGTAATCGACGAGACAAACGGATTGAAAAAAAACGGAAGGATGCAATGGCGTCCGGAGCTTGCTACTGGCTGGGACATGGAACAATACAGCTCGAACGTCACGGGACTTCCGAACACCAGTAGAATTTATAATTTGTTTTGGGCTAGACTTTCATGGTCAAACACGATGACCTCAGGAACGACGATCAAATACATCGGCCAAAAATTCTCAAGTGATTCTATTCTCTATAGTTTTTATCCAGATTTTAATAATTCTACAATTAAAACGTCGTTTGCATCTGGTAAAACCACGTGGGACGAACAACATTACATGGCTGCCGAGCATATCATCCGCGATTTGAAAAAAAGAAATATTGTCAAATCTCGCAGTCAAATTTTGGACACTGATTTGCTCGTCGATGCATCCTGTCACAAAGTAGCAGAAATCGTGTATACTGCTATGGGACTCCCATACTTTGATCATTTGAAGCAAGCCAAAGAGCACTACTCTGAGGCTATCAATTTGAGATTTTTTAACACTGACCTTAACCACGACTCCGAATTGAGTATGCGAGAGCGATATCAATCTACAACGTTTTCCACTAGGTAACTAAATGAGCATCGCAACGGTATATGCAAAAATTACAGACTTAATTGAGGCGACGCTTCCCAATCACAAGCGTTTGCCGAATCCTTACGATATCGGTTCGAACACGTTTCTACACATGATCGATCAAGCGTTTGGTCTTGCCGTTGATCCTGGTACTAACACCGAAAGATACCAGGGATGCTTAGCTAGCTGGGAACAAACATACAGCATTGTCCTCATTCGTAGAGTCGTGACAACTGAAAATAATACCGACGCAAGAGAAACAATAGAGCTCAACCTGTTATCGGATTGGGAGTTGCTGTGGAAAGCTTTCGAAAACAACAACTCGCTGGATGGCAATGTAATCAAAGCAACGGTATTGGGTAATGGCGGCATCAATTTTTTCGATATTAAAAACCAGAAATTTTTATCAATGTTTGTAAATTTATCCGTGGAACATCAAGACACTTTTTAAAGGAGTAAATCAATGACATCGATTTCAACACGTTCAAGCGTTCTCGCTATCAAAAAAGAGACCACGGAAAATACTCCTGTTTTCCCGACATCGGCAACCGATTACATCGCGTTGCAGCCAGACTTTTCAATGGACTCAGTATTTGAAAATCTGACAAACGACGAATTGAAAGCATCTATCGGTAAATCGGCTCCAATCATTGGCGCAGAAGCTCCCACAGCGTCTGTAAGCGCATATCTTCGTGCAAGCGGAACCGTAGCGACAGCTCCAAACTACGGTCTTCTTTTGGAAGCGAGCCTTGGTGCGGTGACGACAGCGTCGACAGAATACGACACGGTTTCATCTTCCACGACATCGGTCATCAAAGTTAACACGGGAGAAGGCGCTACATTCCAAAGAGGCGAGGCTCTGTTAATTAAGGACGGAACCAATGGTTACCGTATTCGCTGCATCGATTCGATCTCAAGCGACGATCTCACGATCGGTTTCCAAGTACCATCAGCTCCCGCATCTGGTGTTAACCTTGGGAAGGCGGTTCTTTACTATCCTGCAAACACAGGTCACCCTACCATCACACTAACAAACTACGTTGGTAATGGTGGCGTGGTTCAGATGATGTCTGGAGCTCGCGTTACTAGCGCAAGTTTCGACATCGCAGCCGGTCAAATCATCAAAGGCTCTTATAACCTTGAAGGTCTCAGCTACTACTACAACCCAATCGAGATTACGTCCTCGACTCGTTACCTAGATTTTACAGATGATACAGGAACATTTGCTGCGAGCGTTGCGGTCGGTTTCTACAAAGATCCATACGACCTTGCCGAAGCATTGACGACAGCAATGAATACGGCAAACCCTGCAAAGACTCACACAGTCACCTACCAAGACACCGACGGTAAATTTAAAATCGTATGCACAGGTACTGTCTTGACTCTGAAATGGAACACAGGGACAAACACAGCGAACTCTATTGCCACCAAAATCGGCTTTACGACTGCCGCAGATAGTAGCGGAACAGCAGCAACCACAGGTTATACATCGACGAACGCTATGACTCTGACGGCTCCGCAAACGCCTTCTTACGACTCCGCAGATCCACTTGCTGCGAAAGACAACGAAGTCATGGTTGGCGATACAGCAGACTACGCTTGCTTCAAAGCGAGCACAGTCAAGCTTGATATCGCGACACCTAAGGCTGACATCCTTTCAGTTTGCGAGGTATCTGGTAAATCAGGTTCCATCATCACATCGCGAGAAGTAAAAGTTTCTATCGAGGCTCTACTTGAAAAATACGACGTTCAAGATTTCAAGAACTTCCGCGAGGGATCTAACGTAAAATTTCAATACAGCTTCGGCGTTAAGTCTGGCGGCTCTTGGGTTGCTGGAAAATGCGGGGCGCTGTATTGTCCAACTATGAAAGTAAGTTCGTTTAAATTGACCGACAAAGATGGTCTCGCAAACGTCACCATGGAATTGACTGGATACGTCAACTCCTCAGGTGAAGGCGAGTGTTTCGTAAACTTCCTATAAAAGGTGAATAATGAAAACGTTTAAGTTTGTTCCGTCGATTTGCAAAGGTGAAGATGCTCTTTGGGAAGGATCGATCACATTAAGATCGGTCACTTTTAAAGAAAAGCACGAATATTATGAAATGCTCAGCGTGGAAGATGACGGCGAGGTCAAAACAAAGAGCGTTAGTAATAGCGTCAAGCAAAATTTGCAGTTAGTTGAAATGTCTGAAAAACATTACATCGCTGTAGAGCTTAAGCGAAAAGACGGGACAGCCGAAGCTAAGAGTTTCCAGGATATGTGTGAAGACGACGAGCTCCATGAAGCATTGATGGAAGTCGCGACACGAATTATCTCGGGCTCAAAAGTGGGAAACGGCTAAGGGCCGACCTCGAATTGCAAGCGAGATCCTCATACAACGGGAGCTCGTTTGTGGGCGAGGCGGTCCATATATTCGCCGAGTATGTGCAGCGTAAACGTTTGGCTAAACTAGGTTATACGTCGAATATTGACGATCTAGAATCCTGGAAAGCGGAAGCGTTCATTATTATAGATACCGAACTAGATGCTTGCCAAAATCGCGAAATGAAAAAGGCGGCTAAACGTGGCTAACGAAAATAAAGTTGCGATAGAAATTACGGTCGATGCCAAGGATGCACAGGCGGCGATTGAGCTCTTTGGTCAGAATGCCGTAAAGTCAGTTAAAAAAGCTGAAGATTCTACAAGAAAATTTGGCGAGTCGTTCAAAGAATCTCTGGCTCCGATAGCAGAATTGGCTGCTCAAATTGGATTAGCTGTCGGTGCTTATGAGCTTCTGAGCAAATCGATCGAAGGCGCTACCAAAGATCAAAAATTGTTTTTGCAAATTGGCGATGCTTTAAGCATAACCGGCGAAAACACCGATGCGGCGACAAAAAAGATAGTTGAGTTCGCAGATGAATTAAAACGAACAACTGGTGTCAGCGATGATCTAGCCAAGCAAATTTTCATTGATGGCAAAGCATTTGGCATAACAACCGAAGAGGCTAAGAAATTAACCAAGGCAGCTATCGACTATGCCGCTGCTACAGGTATTGATGTCGAGACAGCGACTAGAAGGCTTGGTCAAACTCTTGACGGTCAAATCGGTAGAATCGGGAAGCTCGGGGATGAATTTAGAAACTTAACCGAAGATCAACTCAAGAATGGCGAGGCAATTGATCTTATTGCTAACCGATATAAAGGCGCTGCAGTCAATCAATTTGATACATTTGAGGGCGCTACTAACAGTCTAAAGAATGCTGTTGAGGACTTACTGAAATCATTTGGTAAGGTTGTAATTCAATCACAAGTAGTTTCAGACTCTATCAAAGGAGTTGCCGAAGCTACGAATTCGGTAGCTGAATCAGTGGATAGTGCTGGTAAGAAAACTAATTTATTGGACGATCTTTTCCAAGCGTTCGCAGCTACTGGAGGTGGGCTTGCTCAAAATTCTGTAGAAGTTTCTTTGGCTCTAGAAGATCAAAGAAAAAATATGGAAAATCTTATAGCTACCGGTCTATCACTTGAGAACAGTAGCAAAAAGGTCTCCGATGGATTCGCAGGTATTGTTGAGCTTGCCGATGGTCTAAAGCAAAGTACGAACGAGGCTAAAAACTTTGAAGATCGGATTAAATCTTTAAGTGCCAATATTGTCGTAAGTACCGAACTCACAGGAAAACGTCTTGAAAAGTTTCTTGAAGATAGAAGAAAAGCCCAAGAGGAACTTTCAAAATTTCTCACACAATTATCAATCGAAACTGCCGATGAAATTGAAAAAGTAAGAATCAAAGCCGAATTAGATATAAAAAAGCTGGATGATTTAGCTGTTAAGTCTGGTCAAGAGGGGTCAAAAAAGATAGCGGATGCCAAGCTTGCAATTACAACAAAGCTCATAAAAGATATCGAGAAGATCAATCAAGACGCTGACGATAGAGAACAAGAACGAATCAAGAAACAAAACGACGAACTAAACCACCTTCTTGATCTTAGGAAAGAACGTTTACAAAAAGAACGTGATGATGTTCAAAAATCGGCATCCGACCCTTTTAGCGCATTAGCAAATGGTGTAAATACAAGCAGTGGTGGGCAGTTAGCTGGGGTTGCAGTTGGCATCACTTCCTCTATATTGCAAGGAGCACAAGGCGCTACTAAGGCGGTAGCCCAGACTTTAGGGGCGCTTGCAGATTCTATTATTCCTGGTATCGGAGGAGCAGTTGCTGGACTTGCGGAGCTACTAGCGCGTGGTCCAGAAGCGACAAAACAATCTATACGTGAATTTGTCAAAGCGGTTCCAGATGTTATCATCGCAATTGCTGAGAGTATTCCTGTAGTTGTCGAAGTCTTTGTTGATAGTATGATAAATCGTGGCGGGGCAGTTAGAATCGGCGTAGCAATCGCAAAAGCGATGTTGTTTGTTCCAGTGTGGGAGCGCATAGGCCAGGAGATATCAAACGGATTTAAGCAGCTTGATTTCACAGGAGCTCGCGATGCGATAATTGAAGGCCTTTCAACTTTTAGAGAGGCGGCTCTTCAATTTGCCAACACTATAGGGGAGAGCCTCAGGAATTTCTTTAGCGGATTATTTCAACCGCTTGAAGATGCCATACGTCCATTAACCAATGCCGTCAACGGACTGTTACAACCGATTGCCGACTTAATAGCGGCTCTTAAAGGTGGTAAAGGCGGAGGCTCTGGTCTCATAAACGAGGCACTCGGAGGAAAAGGCGGAGGCTCAGGAGTTATCGCGGAAACGTTTGGAAGGATTGGAAACGGTAATGGTGGTCTAAAGTTTTCAAAAGGTGGAGTCGTTCCAAAATATGCCGCTATGGGATTTCAACCAAAGGGCGTTGACGTAGTTCCAGCGATGGTGCAACCAGGAGAATTGATCGTCAGTAAGGACACAAACACTCAACTCGCCGATTTTCTGTCCAAGAATAGTGGTGGAAGCGACCAGGCGACACTAGCAATGCTTGCTCAAATTTTGGCTACTGTGTCACAACCGGTGGTCGTAAAAACCGAAGCCAAAGTGAACCAAAGTGCCTTTGCTGATATCATTGTGCAACTGAATAGACAAAATGCGAGGTTATCGGCATGAGTAGCCGTGCGAGATTTTGCTATAACAATTGGCTGACTACCGATGGATTCACGGTATCAAGCGCTCAGGCCAATTATCCTGCTAATAATTTGGTCTCACAGATAAGATCAAAGGTCTGGAAGCCAGATAGTAATTTTGAAATCACAGCCTCAAATAATATGGTTTACGTGGATGGAAGTTCTTTTGCAGTACCGGCTGGGGAGTACACGTTTTCTGAACTAGTGACGGCATTTGCGACAGCCAGCGGGGCATTATCTCTCACGCTAGCTAGGAACGGGTCAGGATTGATCACAATCACCAAAGGTGGATCGGTAACCTATAACCTGAGCACGACAACCGACGCTATCTGGTCGACTCTCGGAATGATTTCAACGACCGATGTCACTGGAACGGTCGTAACCGCAGACGAGCGGGCATACCACACAAGCGAATGGATCAAAATTGACATGGGAATGCCTCAACAATGCGACTTTGCCGCGCTGATTCCGTCGAATGGCGAGGCTTTTACCATTTCGTCAGTCGCTGAGGTCAAACTTCAGGCGAACAATGTGGATATTTGGACCGACCCAGACTATGAGGATGACTTTGAGATCGATAATCTCGGGGCCTTCATAGTCCCGGATAGCGTGGGTCCATACCGCTATTGGCGTATCAAGATCATAGACCCAACCAACAGCGCCATCTCTGCAGCAGTCGCTTATATCGGCGATTCCTATAGCCCTGTTTCAACGAATATATCAACTGGACTACAGAGATCATCCCAAGATAACTCGGTAACAGTTTATAGTGAGAGCGGAGCTTTGTTCGCGGACACGAGACCAAAGGTTTTAAAAATAACGTCTCTCCAAATACAGTTTTTAAAAGACGACGATCTTGACGACCTTGAACAGCTTTTCTATGAGCTTGGTTTAAGCAGTGGATTCTTTCTCTGTATCGATCCGCTAGCCCAGGTTTCTTCTAGTATTTCAAGAATGACAAATTACGTGAGACTCGATGGCCCTGCGAACTTTCAACACATCATCAGGGGTTATTATCATACCTCCTTTGAACTAAAGGAGGTCGTATGAGTATTAGACAATACCCCAAATTTCAATATTTTATCTTTGCTGATTCTGCCAATACGAATATTGGTAAATTTAAAAGCGCCACTGGTCTTTTAGGCCTGTTCTGTTTGCGTGTATTACATAAAAACGCATCAGCTTATAGCTACCAAATGAGGATTGTCTTTTCGGCCACACAAGGCGGCACGGCTCTACATACGACCGATTGGTTTACGTTTGACAACGCATCGACTGGTCAAGCGACGTCAGTTTGGATGGGAAATCTTTACTTTGACGTCAACCAATATCGTCTAAATAGCGCGGTTTATTTACACGCGCGGGTTGAAACTACTGGATATACGCCTGTTGCCGACACGGTTTATCTCGCATACCAATGCGATTGGTATGAGCCAATTGGCAATACTGATTCTGCCGGAGCTCGCATGACTCTAGGGGTGTATCAATGACGTTTGCCTCGGCAATTACCAAAAATGTCAGCGAACGATTCATGCTAGTCAAAGTCGTGCCGAGAAAGTATTTGACGCCAGCGACATTGGTATCTGCAAACACCTACACGTTTGTTTCCGGTCTTTCGAGAGTCGACGACGTGCAAATAAATGGATCGGATGCCGACGTGACGTCATTTTCATTCAACGCTTCCACAGGTGTTTTAACGGTTGTCAGTAGTGTTGATCTTACGAATACGGCAAATATTGTAACGGTCGACTTCTATGTATTCCTGACAGGTTCTAAGACGAGATACACCTATGGAAATACGGCTTATCTTCCTGAGGAAGAATGGTTACCATTGATCAATAATTATCCATCATGGGCGCAATCAATGCGCAGTATTGCAGACGGCGTTTTCTCATTAGCTAACACGCAGATAGATCTCATTACGACCGATCGCTGGATGCAGGAGCTTTTTGGAGAATTCTATTCTTGGAATAAGGCTCCAGTCACAGTCTGGGCTTGCGTCGATTCTACCGATAACAATCAAATTGTGTTTACTGGCGAAGTCGTAAGCATTGTCTTTGATTCAAAAGTCGCATCATTATCTGTCATTGACACTTTCCAGAAGCTCAACGCTACGGCGACATTTGGTACGCTTGCGCAATCCTATGCTTTGAACGGATCATCTTACACGCCGTTTGTTCAGCCTGCCGATCAAAATAAGGCCATACCACTCGTTATCGGCAAATCTAGCCCGCTAATTGTTTCGAACGGCTATCGTATCTCGGAGGCTTTTGGTACTGCAGCCAATACAACCATGAGCCACCTTTCGAACGGTCTCAGATGTATTCCGGTATCGGATGGTTTAGAGAACGCAACATCGGTGACATTTCTGTGTGGTCGCGTTATCGATGGTTTGAAAGATGTTACTTTTGGCACCATCAGCGCAGCTTATGAGCATTTTTTAACAAAAGATGTTTATTCCGACGGCGTCACGGTGACCGTTTATTCACGACTTATTTATTTGAACTGTTCGGCGTTCACCGGCGAGATCGGAGACTACGTTAAAGATGTTGGTGGTACTGGATTACACGGATGGTGCTGCAGAAAAGAGACATTTACTCATGCATCGACGACGTTTAACGTTGCTTTTACCACTCTGGATTACTTTTTTGCTAATGGAAGTTCGACGACTAGCGGTTCGATAAGTATTCCGACACCTTCAGCAGCAAAAAGCATAAGCCTATGGATTGACGGTAGCTCTCCTGCGAACTATCAAGCTTCATCGGTACTTCTTGCAACTGTTCCAGAATGGGCTATTGCGACATATTCCGGTCATTACATTCCTTTCACGCTCAGTTATGGAACTCCATACACTATTGGCGGTAGGTCGATAGTGCATGTATATGCGACTGTTACCGCAAGTAATGCCAGCTATCTGGGAACTGCCCTACCTGGAAAATTCTCGATCAAGTGTCGATTTTCACCAAGCACGACCTTGAACCATAGCGAGGCAATGGAGTTTGCTGTTCTTGCTGCCGGTATGGACATCGAGTCTGGATCATTTACGGATGCTGCGACTTATCTTACCAATGAGGTATCCACGTGCGTACCATCCTTAAGATCTTCCGAGTTTCCATCCTATTTGCAATTTTGCCAATCCATCACCACGTCAACTCTTGGCATATTGAGGACAAATGAAAATAGACGGGTTCAATATTTCATTTTGGATAATCGAAAAGACGCGGCTGTAATCGGCTCTAAAGACCGCACCAATATGCTTGAGTCTAAGACTAAGGCATCGATTGAATATCAAGACATCTGCTCCCGAGTTATTTTCAATAATGAGAATTATGTCGGCGTCGAAGCTCTAAGCACTTCAAGTGGTCCATCGGCGACTGTAGATAGCACTCTCGCATCAAGCCTTCATCGCGTCGACAAAGTTAAAATGATTAACCATGTTTTGACAAACATCTATAATCGTAAAGACGTGATTGCTGGATATATCGCATCGCCAACGGTAGAATATAATTTCGCGACAGCTAGCGAAGATCTCAACTCAAACATCGCCGACATGGTTGATTTCGACAACCCTGTGACAGCTGATTCTAGCTCTCAAACTTCGGGAATGATTACCGAGTTGACTTCAAGTGGATCAGAAACAAACGTAAAAATAAATGAACTAAGGGGAATCTAATGTCTGGAACACTTAAAAAATTAGTCTTTGCTGACGGCGTCGATATTACTGAACCTAGTGATTTAAGTAGTGGCGGGGGGAGTGGTTCTGGCGAACTTAACCTCATCAGCGGATCAAATTCATCGGCTGGGTGGGTTGCGAGTGCATCAGGCATAACTGTTGCAACTTCGACCACATCGACCGATTTGCCTCTTGTCGGAATATCTACGACATCTATTAAGATTACCCCTGTTTCTGGGACCGACTATGTCTACTACAGATTCACAATGGCGGCATCTCTTAAGCAAAGAAAGCTTAAGATTCAGTGGGAACAGCGCCCGCTTTCCGGGTATGCTTCCGGTGATTTAAAACTGGAACTTTATATTAATTCAGCCTCAAACTATGGGGGTTCTTATACTAGATTGAGCCTAAGCACTGACTCGGGTGGAGTTTCTGCTATTCCAAATCTATCAGGAAGATACACTTCAACATTCGATGGTGATTCGAGCGATTACTATGAGCTTCGTATCAAGCGTGTGGCTGGAACAACAGCGCTCAACCTTGCAAACGTTATCGTAGGTCCAGGCATCCAACCACAAGGTGCTGTTATCACTGAAGCTCAATCTTATACTCCGACATTTAGTGGACTTGGTACTGTCACAAATATTGATATGTGGTGGTCTAGGCGCGGATCTAAAATGGTAATTTGGGGTACATTCAAAAATGGTACTGTATCGGCAAGCGCAGCTTATTTTAGCTTGCCAAGTGGTTTCAATATCAATTCATCTCGACATCAAACTGGACGAGCATCGTTTGGTCAGATTTCTCAAACAAATACGTCTACAACGGGAACAGTTATAGCAGGTAATATTTTTGGCGCATATATTTCTGGTAATGGGAATGGGAACATATCGATTTGTTCATCGCGACAGGCAAACGCAGGAAATGTCGATTTCATCAGTGAAAATGGCAACACTGTTTTTAGCGGATCAGAAACTTTAAGTGTTGAAAATCTTGAAATAGAAATTTCTGAATGGGCTGGTTCAGGAATAGTTAACCTAGCTCAGAATGACGTCGAATATAAATCGGTTGGCGGGACATGGGATGCAGATTCGAGCACAACTGTATCTGGACCAGCTGGCTATGCAACCGGAGGAGCTCTCACTGCAGCAAGAAATAAAACTATCACTTGGGATACTCCTGTCCTCGCGACGGAAAGAATTTATATCTGGATGTCTAAGGATCAGGTCAACTGGTTCCTTGCCAATGGCGCACAGATTGGCTCAGGAAACTCTCCAGTTATCCCTTCTGTAAATGCGGCAGGAACTGTTTCGTCGGGTGTATCTTTCAGACCTGGAGCATCTTCGAATCAAACCATTGTGACGTTTGCACAATATGCGAGTATGGCTAACGATGATTCGCCTACTGTTGATTGGCCTTCATCTGCGTCTTACTGGGTTGCCACAAAATCAGCATCAGGTCTACCCGTAGGATTTTCAATTGTCAGTGAATCCGCCTCTGGTTTGATGCCTGCAAACATAGCCAATCTAGATGATGTTGCTGCAACCCGCATGGGTTTAAAAACATATTACATTGGTCAGACTTATAATGGCGGATCTGGACCAGGTGTTTCAGCCACCGGATGGTCAAACAGTTATGGCGCATTTATTCCATATCAAATGCAGGATGGTATTTGGAGATTGAGAATAAACTTTACCGGAAGTTTCACCGGTCAGGCGAATACTAATGCCACTTCGTTGACGGCGATTGGATTTACAGTCGCATCAACTAGGCAATGTATTGCAATTAATGATCAAAATATTCAAAACGGAAGAGCCGCAACGGCTTCATTCAATGGCGGGTCGAGCACGCTTCAAATACTGTTCAGCGCAAACATTAGTATCAACGTTGAATATGCATTCTCCGGTGATATCGAATTAGCTTCAAAACCAAGCTGGGCTTATTAAACGGTGTAAAAGATACTAATTTGTATTTTTGCCAATAATTAAATATAAGCTTTAGCATAATTTTTTGTTGACAAGGTTTTGTGTGATATAATTTATCCCAGAGCCAACAACTGGAAAATTTTAAGGGCTGCAATCGATGGACGTTCACCTTGACCAGGGGATTATTTCTGTAATTGCGGCCTTGTTAGGATTCGCGGTCCGTTATTCGGTAAAGGCCGTTAACCAAATGACGGACATGGCTTTATCGCTTCGCGAGATCGCAATCAATGTCAATCACGTAAACGAAAAGATTGGCATGGTTACTGAGATCACGAAAGATCACGAGCAGCGGTTGCGTGTGATCGAAACAAAAAAAATAGAGGGGTAAAATCATGGCAGGCATCGAACACACCAAAGCAGCGCTTGCGGACGTGAGAAAAACCGCAGCAGACCTTAGAGAAGTCGCAAAAGATGGTTTAACCGCTGGCGATCTTTTGAAAGTTCCAGAGCTCGTTAAAGACGGCATCTCCATGTTCAACGACGCGAAGGCAGCGAAAGACGCTGGCGAAATCAGCGACCTTGATTGGGAAGAGATCACCGTTCTTTGGACTGACGTGACGGCGATCATTAGCGATTTGCTCAAGGGTGCGGCATAATATTAGTAAGCCGTCAGTCGTAGAACGGGCTCACGCCGGGTTACTCCCGGCGATTTTTTTTATTAAAAAAGTCCACCATAAAAGCAGTAGCCCAACTAAGGACAGAGCACACCATTGAGCTCCCGGTTTTTGCTTTTATGATGGATATGCCACAATTAAAAAGAAAATGCCCTAGATTGTCTAGAGCAATTTCGTGAGGATGATTGGTGAAAAAACTCATCTCACCAAAATTATAACTTAGTCTGTCGATTTGACGTTAATGAAACCGGCTTCGTCGCCGATTTTATCGCATCCAAACGGCACCAAGGCATAACCTTTATCACCCCATGAGGTTCCCCAGCTGTTCGCCATGATCCACTTGTTATCTTTCGTCCAGCCGACGATATTTACCATGTGGTTGATGCCTCTATTCTTGCAGTAAGTCAACTCTTTTGCTTGTCCGCCCCAGCCAGATCCGGCGGCAACAGTTACAAACAAAACGCCGTGCTCGAGTAGCGCGGTTTTCATCTCTTGAACCGAGGGAGCTTTGTTGGGTTGACCGATAAGTTTATAGCTGACGGCCTTGGCAGCCACAGGCACTTTTTTGCAGCGCAAATCAGCCGCGCGGTATGGGAAGTCTTTTTCTAAGCCGAGACCGTGGTCGATCACATATTGAGCCGATTCCATGTAGCCGCCACTGCAACCTGCCGCCGCCCTATCACAAGAAACGAGTTCTTGCTCGGCCAAATCAAGCCCAGGTTTATCAGCTAAAAGCGCCATAGAAGATTCTAGAGATTTTGTTATTGCATGTGCCCAGCACGAGCCACAAGCACCTTGATCACGAATGCCTGGAAGCTTGCCAGTTTCACGAAGATCGAGCGCGTCAGGAAGGTCGACGCGTGATTCTATTTTAACGTATTGAGCAGGGTTGCCGTTTAAAAGGTGGCCAAGGTAGCCTGTGCCGCGAGGACCGTTTACCGTGCTAACACCGTCAGCGTAAGCAGGCAAAGCAAAACAGAGCAAAGCAAGTAGCTTAAACATAGAAACCTCCAAAGAGTAAATTTGGAGAATTCTATCACGAAAGAGGTCTATTTGGCTTGGGGTCAAGCTGGGGAAGTGGCGCGAGCGGTGGCGGTGGGGTGTCGTTTCTGCGGCCCCAGAACCGCCACCAGCGTTGTTCGCGGCGGGTGGCTAGGCGGGCTTTCACGACGTCTTCTTTAGTCTCGTTTTTGACCGTAGTCTGCTTTGTGGACTCTTGGTCCTGCTTCGTCTCTTGTTCGGCGATCTTTCCAGAGTTGATACCTCTGAACGCATAGCCAACACCGATTAAAATGAAAATCCCGAGCACAAGATAAACGATTGGACTAGAAAGCATCCCTCACCCTCTCTTGCGAGTTACCAGGGCTATGAGCAGCCGCAGAAGTTCGATGACAAGTTGGAAAACCCAAACAGGCCAGCTAAGCATAAAAAAATCCTCGCTTTGAGGATTATTATAGCACGGCTCGGAATTGGGACCAAAAGTCAGTCTTCCCAGATCTCGGCAACCGCGTCGTATTTGATTTTTTCGTAGGGGTAACTCACATCTGCACACGTAGTTTCAAAATTACAATTTTTACAATAATGCTCCCAGCGAAATGTATTATCAATATAGTATCCAGTGCCATGAGATTTCATCTCACCTTCATGGCAAACTGGGCATCTCTTTCTAACAATTAGTTTTGTGGTCATTTGCAAACCTCGTCATATTTATTAAGGCTTCCAGCCATAAAACAATCAAATCTTGGTGTCGATGGATCTAAAGCAAATTTCATCCCTTCTTTTGCAGCTAAAACGACTTCCCTCGCCGCTTCAAGTTCCCTAATGATCTGCTTGGCGTTGTTGCGGAGGAATACGCATAATTTGAGGTCTTCTCGAGCAGGAGATAATTTAGAATATGTCGCTTGTACATAGTCAAATAATCGCTGTCCTGCTCGCACACCGATTAAATATTTATCTTTATATCGTTGTTCATAGCATTCCCATTTCCCCGGTGTAGCGGCCTTTTCAAGCTCGGCCAGCTTTTCCAAATCAACTCTGGCCATTTACTGCCTCCAACTCTTTACATAACCGTTTTTATTCATGATCAAGAACTTCTCTCACGCGGATTTTTTTCCATCCTACGTATTCGCTCATGTTTGAATCTGAAATATGTGTTCCAGAAACCCAAGCATCCCATTCCCGCGGTTCGACTTTGATTTCCCAGTCATTCATAAAAATATCTTTGGTTATGAACCAGTATTGAAGTTTATTTGGTAAATACCACTCACCCTCACCAGCTCTTCTAAACGGCTTCCCACTCTCAATCGCTTCTTTTAGCGTTAGGCCTTTGGTTTTCATCTATCACCAACCCGCAGCGGCGGACATTTCGCACATCGTTTGATATCTATCATTCCGTTCTTCGCAGGCTCGCCCCAGCGTTTGTTACAATGGCTGCACAACCACCTATAGGGAATATGGGTACCTATTATTTTTTTGACTTTATTTTCGCTCATTTCTTTCTAGTCCCATATTGATTTTTCCAATTTAATTTAATGTCTGCTGGTTTAGTCACAGCTATTTCGTGGTCCCATCCATTTTTAATACGGCCTTTAATTGCGTGATAACTTACACCGAATATTTTACTCCATTCCTTAATCAATTTAGTTTCTCCAAAAGCAGTAGCAAATAAACTATCTCTAGAAAGTCTTCTAGTAGGTTCGGGCGGTCTTAATTTTAAACAATTTTTACACGTAACTGATGCCCATCGGGCATAAACTATTCCGTTCTTATTGCACAAAGAATCGTAAATATTTTTCTTTTTATGAATAATTTTGTTTTTAGGTAGGACTTTTTTCCAAAGGAGTCCTTGTCTGATTTGATATACATAGCTTTGACTTATTTTAAATTTAGCAGACAATTCTTCTGTCGATTTTTTTGATTTAAAAATATCCAAAACATCTGATTCAGATAACTTTAATCCTGTCTGTTTGTTTCTACTTTGTTCATGATCGTTAGCCCATCTGCAATTTTTTGGTTCGTAATTTCCATTTACATCGATCCGATCTAAAGTAGTTCCTTTAGGTCTAGGCCCCATATCAGCATAAAAATTTTCAAATTTATGCCATCGTTTGCAAACTTTAATTCCTCTGCCGCCATAAGATTTCCATTCTTCTCGATTTTTATTTCGACACCTTGTCAGCATTGAATACCAACTTATATACGCTGGCGTGCCGTATAAACCGTGTTTTAATGGGCCTTTACTCATTTCATCGGCCTCAAAAGTATGAAGATAAACGTGCACATCACGAGGAAAATAATGAACCCATCCCAACTAGATGTCATCGCGACACCTCGATAAATAGCATGTTGGCATAGTAGAAAATTACAATCGCAAAAATAGCGATCAGCACGATTACAACGAACACTGGCGCGAGAAACCACATGGCTTTATCCATTGTTATCTTCGCCAGCGGGTTTGACTTGTGTGAAATCATTTAGTTTTTCTTCTAATTGTTTTTCTAGTTTTTCAACGTTTGGTCGGAACTTTGATAGGGTTTCAATCGCGTCGTTAAACCCCTGGCAGTAGGATTCAACGCTCGACTTGATTAGGAATGCCTTCATTTGATCTATCATAAAACCTCCGAAAAGCTTGTGGGATAGTCATAAACATTAACAGCGAACGGCGCGGCAAAACTGCGAGATAGACGCGATACCAAAACGGGTGGCGGGGATAGCGGATTAGTACGGTTTTCATTCTTCTTCGCCTCCGGTGTCTTCATCATATTCGGATTGAAAACTAATCGAGCCACACTTGCACGGCTCGGGGCGCATCTCGTTATTGTAGTAAACGGCTCCGCAAGCCATGCATTTGTGTTCCATCATTTTCTCTTGGTCCTAAAGCGAATATTAGTGATTTTCTTTGTCGGATTAGGGGTCGTAAGCAGTTCCTCAAGCTTTTCATTCATCAGAGATTTTATGCTCCGACCTGATTCCTTGCTATAATTGATAAGCGCTCTCTTGCGTTTCTTATCTGTTTGAAATGCTATGACCCCGTAAGTTGTTGGCGGATTCATAAATCTAACTCCTATTGAACTAAAAAATTGTTTAGTTGAGGGACAATACTATGGCTTTTGATCCATGTAATCTAGAGATTACCGACCGAGACTACGCTAAACTTGCGCCTTGGTTTGCTGAGAAGCTCAGGCATACGATCGAGCTTTGCCACAACGCTGGTTATCAAATTGCGATGCTTGAGGGCTATCGCTCGCCCGATCGGCAAGACTACCTTTACTCGAAGGGTCGCTCGCTCCCAGGCAAAAAGATCACCTACGCACGCGGGTGGGAGTCTTTCCATCAATACTCTGTCGCAGCGGACATTGCTCTTTATGACGGCCGAGTTTGGTCGTGGGACGCGCCGTGGGACGAGATCCATAAAATTTTCCACGCGCAAGGTTTTGAAACTTTAGAATTTGAAGCGAGTCACGTTCAAATCACCGGCGGCATGAGGTGGCAAGAGGCTTATAAAATAAGTAGGGCGCAAGGAATGCTCGGACTTTGGTCGGTTATTCAACAGCGGAGTTTATTCTAGTAAATCCGCAAATGAGTCCCTTGTTCTAAACGAGCCCATGAAAGCGTTCCGCCGTTTTTAAGAAACTGTCGAACCGCGTCCGTGTTAAGAGAATAGAAAGTATTAATCGTAATAAATTCTACTGGTATCGCTTCGTGTTCGGATAAAACGTTATTTACGTGACGATGACTAACTTGCACATCAAGCTTAAGAGATTCGGGGTTTTTACGAACTCCGATCTTGTCGCCCTCGTCGGATTTCCACGGCAAGTTAGGGTTATTCTCGACCTGATATTTAAGACGCTCTTTAATTTCTTTCTCTAATCGCTCGGCGACTTTAGCTCTGTGCATTAAGACTTTGGCGCGAGTTTCGTAAAATTCTGCGTTTTTCTTAAGTGTCTCGATAACGTGAACATACGCGCCAACTTTCTCGGCATGAGCCATTTTCGCATCGGCAAATCGCTCGATCAGATCAAGTGGGATTTCGGACGCAAGGCCTACTTCGTCGCAAAGATCCTCGAGCTGACTAGTTAGTACGGCTAACGTGCTCATCCCACGATTACCCCGTCGATATCTACCGTCGCGCCAAGCTCTTCAGGGGTGTAACTAATCCCGCCAATACAGTCGGGGAACATGCTTCGAGCCATGTCGGTTATGCATCGAGAAAAAAGCATATTTCGTGGGTATTTTTGCCAGCTAGGGTTAGCGAGTAATAACGCCTTTTTGGCGTCTTCCATCGAAAATTCAAACGCGCACTCTTCCGAACCGGGACGAGACGCTTTAATAATACAGCGCTCGGCCGTTCTTTCGACGATATTAATTTTAGCCTGGGGGCAGTTCTTTCTAATTAGAAACTGCATCCCCTCTGCTCCGATCGTCGGTTTTCCGCCGATAATATTTATCTGCGCAAAACTTTGCATCATCGGCAGGCCGACCTCTACACCTTTAATCGCGATCGCCATAGCCTGCTCGGGCGTTTTAATAGAAGGCGGTAAAAAACCGCTTTTAACAAGCATCTCGGCTTGTTCTTTCATTGCGATAAACGTTTCCCCTTGGACTACTAAGCTCTGACTCATTTTCTATTCCTTCTTCTATAATTTTTAAAAGTCTTTCGACTTGAAACCACGGAACTTTTTTTCGGTCTACCCAACGGTCGATAACGCTCGTATTATCGTAGCCTAAAAGCCACGTAAGCTTAGCCTTATTATTTTTTTTCAACCACCGCACCAGTAATTTGTTTACATCTTTTTCCATATGTGTAACCTTATATAATAAATGTTGAACAAAAGTAAAGAGAATGTTTTCTTACGATGAAGATAACAGACTATTATGACGGCCGCAATAACGACCACAAGCTATTTTTAGCCCAGGAAGTCGCTAAACTAGGCCACTTTGATAAGAAGGAACTTCGCGAGCTTTCGGGGGCAATGACTGTCCACGGTATGAGGCTTTGCGAACTACTTAGGGCTTGTCGGTCGTACATCGATAACCCTTTTGGAAAATATTTCTATTTAGAAAAGGATTTAGAAAATGGAACTAGGAAAGCAGCTGGCTCGAATCGTTGACTACGGCATGACTAAGACAAAAAAAGGCGGGGCTCAAGTATTCGTACAATTTCAGGTCGGCGGAGAAATCTCGACTTGGTACGGTGTTCCTTTTAAAAATGATGGCGAAGTTAACGACCGGTTTTGACCTAAGCGAACACTCGTTTGACCAACTAGCGTTAGGTATCGTTTCTGGGATTCTCGTTATGGATGAAGACATTGACATTGTCGTAAAAGATTCTACCCAGCCGGACGGTACTGTTAAACGTCGAATCGATACGATCGGTGATATCGGCCCGGCTCGGGCGTCTCAAGAGGAGCTTGATCAAATCCTGGATGAAGAGAAGAAAGAAAAATTAAAGGCAGCGGCTGGTAAGTATAAAGTACGAGCGAAAAAACCTAAAGCAACGGACTCAGTGCCATTTTAATACCTAGACCTTATCAAAAATTAGCTATCGAAGAAATAAGGAGACTCTATGCCGCTGGCTGCAAGCGTGTTTTATTACAACTTGCAACCGGCGGTGGTTGAGTAAAACTTTTATCTTTAGCACTATCATGAATGGTGCCAAGTCTAAAGGACGCCGTTGTATCATGGCTGTTAGAGGACGTTCGCTAGTCGAGCAGGCCAGCGCGCGTCTTATCGAGATGAGAGTAGATCACTCCGTTTATATGGCCGGAGATAAACGTTTTAATCCTACTAAAAATATTCAGATCGTAAGTATCGATACCTTTAGATCAAGGGGTGTGATCCTCCCGGCTGATATCGTCGTTATCGACGAGGCTCACTACGCGGTTTCTAAATCTTTTAAAAACTTTATATCTAATTACTCTTCCGCTTACATTCTCGCGGTTACCGCGACGCCGTGGGTAAAAGGCGGATTAAAACACGTCGCCGACGAGCTTATTTATCCGATCTCTATTTCGGAATTAACGGCGCAAAATTATCTTGTACCAGCGAAGTATTTCGTCCCAACTAAGTTCGATTCTAGTAAAATTAAAACCGTAAAAGGCGAGTTTAACGAAGAGGACGCTTTAATGGAGTTTAAGACGCAGTGCGTTTACGGCGACGTCGTAAAGACTCTTGAGAAGTGTCGCGGAGAACCTACGTTTTGTTTTGCGATTAATTTAAAACATGCCAATGAATTAAATTCATCTTTTATGATCGACGGTTTTAAATCCGTCGTCATCTCTGGGGAAACGCCGCTCGATGAACGTAAGTTCGAATTAAATAGACTAGCTTTAGGCGAATTAGATGTAATCGTCTCCGTCGGCACGATGACGACCGGAGTAGACTTTCCGCCGCTTAAAAATATTATCCACTGTCGTCCGACTAAATCTAAAAATCTTTATATTCAAATCCTCGGACGTGGTACGAGACCAAGCGCGGGGAAAGATCACTTTAAAGTTTACGACCACGTCGGTAATACGCAGCGCCACGGATTTTTAATAGACGAACAAAAAGCTTCGTTAGAAGGCGAAGAAAAGAAAACGGGTAAAAAGTCAACTAACGAACTATCTATTAAAACATGTCCGGAATGCTATGCCGCAGTTCCTTCGGCGACAAAAAAATGCGACTGCGGCCACGAATTTGAGGTAAAAGAAACCACGGTAAAAGAATCTAAAGATCACGGGATGATCGAAGTCGGCCAAGATGTTCGCTCGCGAATGAAAGTTCGCTGCGAATACTATTTGAACACAGCCTGGTCTAAGGGCTGGAAAGTCGGCGCTATTTATATGAAACTTAAGGACGAGTTCGGCGATGAAGCTATGCGAGAAAACTGGCAAATTTACAGGTCAGCAAAAACAAAATGGGAAAAATGGATCAACGGAACTACACCAGCTCCTTGTCAATTCGCTGTTGATAAGTTTAAACAGCAAGCCGTTTATTCGGGCTTTCAAACAGACGACGGGAACGGGGAGGACCTTATATGGTAATTCCGTTATAAAATTCGGCGTCGTCGGATCTGCCGATATTAACGGCCTTCTTTTAGGCGGTTACCGATTCGAGGTAGAATGTAAAAGCGGAAACGCGCGGCAATCCGATCAGCAAAAAAAGTATCAGGCCATGATCGAGCGACTAGGCGGAATCTACTTAGTCGCGCGGATCGAAGACGAATCATCTTTAAAAGAAGTCTGCGAAACAATCTGTGATCAGCTACAAGAAATTCTCAGGCTACGAGGCGTCGCAGTATCGCTCTAATTTTTTGCGTCTATCTAATTTCGACCTATTTCAAGAAATAATTACGACCCACGCTTGGTCTCCAATCATCTGGAAAAATGATTATGCAAGAACTGATAATTTTGAGTTTAGTGACTTTCTCGTTCTTGATTTTGATGAACCTGGATCCGAAACCCTAGACGATATAAATAATTCGCTATCGGACCATAAACGAATTATCGCGACGACGCGGTCACACCAAATAGAAAAAAACGGTATCGTCTGCGATCGTTTCCGTTTGATTGTTCCGTGGGATAAAAGAATTACCGACTATAAAATTTACCGCGCTAATTACGAAAAAGTTTTATCTAAATACGACTGGGCCGATAAGTCGTGTCTCGACGGCGCGCGTTTCTTTTTCCCGTCTAAAAAAGTGATCTATTTAGATCGCGACGCAGAATATAAATGGGAAATTACAGAAACGATTCCGATTCTACCGGTAGAAAAGGTAGAGAAAAAAATTCCCCGCGAAATCCCTAGTTGGTGCTTAAACTTCATCAACAACGGTGCTATCTATAATGGCTCTAGAAATTTAAAAGTATTTGCGGTCGCTCTCGAATTGTTTGAGCGCGATTTTAACGAAGCTGAAATTAGAAGGCTGCTTCTACGTGCTCCAATTAATTGGGTCGGGGTAAACGTAGAGGCAGCCTTAAAGTCGGCTAAAACAAAAGCGGGGAAATGATGTCACAGAACGAATTTAAAAAAAACCTAATTATCGAAGTCGCTATTAACTCTATTACTCATTACATAATTTATAAAAAATTAGATTTTAAAGTTTATCGAGATAACAGCGGTAACGTAGAACCGGCTCGAGTTCAAGATGGGTTAGTTAAAATACTTCATTTAGACTCTGAGGCTATACCTCATATTAAGCATATTGGAAAAGAACTATACAAATCAGGTTCATTAAATGATGCTTTTAAAAAAACAGAGATACTTTATTTTACTCATAGTTCTGCAAAGCAAGTTTTAAAAACTCTTTGCGCCGTCCCCGAACTTTGGATTTCTGAACCAGTAAAAACGTTTGCGTTTAAATCGGATCCGTCTCTCGCCTTTCACCGCATACCTTTTGATCTTTGTGATACCGAACAGTTAACGCCTAATTGGGATCTTTTCCTTGCAAATTTTACAAATATCCAAGCCCTTAAGATTTGGGTCGGATCTCTTTTTGTCGAAAATTCAGATCGCTCTCAGTATCTTTGGCTTTACGGCAAAGGCGGTAACGGTAAATCCACTCTCGCAAAAATTATCTCGCGCGTGCTCGGCGATTTCGCACGTCAAGATCAAGTTCCATCAAAAGACGATAAGTATTGGACACACGGCCTTCTCCATACTCGTCTTGTTATTCTCGACGACTGTAACAACTACGGCTTTGTCAAGACTGGGCTGTTTAAATCTTGTACAGGTATGGGTAAGGCTCGCGTCGAAAAGAAGTTTGGCGACGCATATAATGCCGATTTGGACTGTAAGTTTCTTTTTACGTCGAACGAAAAGCCGATGATTTCGAACGAGATCGCAGATCAGCGCAGATTGATATTCTGCAGCGCGAAGAACCAAGAGGGGTTCTCCTATGACCCAGACTTTGAAAAGAGATTGGAGACCGAATTAGCCGCGTTTATTTCGAATTGTGTGCTGCTTTACAAATCCGAGTGCGGAGACGGCCGCCCTATACCCGTCGACCAGACCGAAGCGCTCGAGCTCGGCGGCGTCTTTAACGAGGAGATTGAATCATGGTTAGAGACTAATTTTGAGTACGATCCAAATTCATATGTAGATGTTTCTGTATTTCGCGAGATGCTTAGCTTTACTCGGCTTAATGATCGTCGCGTTTATAGCTTTTTAGAAGAACAAAATATTAAACGTTCGACGAGAATTTATAATCAAAAGTTAGTAAAAACACTCAAAGGACTTCGTCAAAAGGTTTTTGCGATTAAAAATTAGGCAATATACCGATATACCGATATACCGGTTTCTCCTTATTTATTATTATATATTTTCTGCCTATATATTACGCATATTTTTCCTATTAAATTTAATACGGTATACCGGTATATACGGTATATAAGCTCAAAAAATAGGCATAATAAGCGCTTTTACGCTCTAGCTAATAGCGCGGCAATCGGCTATAACCCCTGTGCTGCAAGGGGTGCGCCGTGATAAAGATCTTAATTAGCGCCGATGATCTGCGTAAAATTACTCACAAGAGCATGAGAATGCCTATTTTTAGAGCTGTGAATGAGCTCGAAATAGACGACGACTTCGTGAGCCCATTGTCTGCACTTTGGTCGCTTGGATACATTGCTCGAATCGAGGACGAGCGGCGAATCGAACAAACACACGCCAAAAAAGTAGACGAAAACGAACCGTCCCGGCTATCCTAATATTTATACAACGAGACAAATCGCGCGAGTGGGGGCAAGGGATATGCTCATGCATGATATTACTGTCGTAATACCTGATTGGGCTGTTTGCGCGTTTTGGTTCGCGCTCTACCTTGTGTCAATTGCCACTGTGGTAATTGGCGCTATTTGCCTGTGGGCGATAAAGGAATAAGTATGCAGCTAACAAATCTAGTCGTTTTTACTTTATTCCTAGCGCTGGCTCTTTACGATGCTTTCGTAGTTTATTTTCTCGGACGTTCATCAAACATTAGTTTATCGGTTTCTCGAGCTTTAGAACGGCTTGGGCTCAACTCACCGGTTTTTGTATTCGTAACAGGTTGTCTGATAGGTCACCTGATATTTAGCATGTCTACCGACTGCTCGCAGTGTCTTAAACCTGTCGAAGTCGGAGTCGTAGAATCGCCATGATCGACTTCCGCGTCACAGAGCCGCTTAATTTTCGCAACCTAAAGATTGAGTATGTGAAGTATATCCTCAACCTTTGCTCTGGTGATAAAACCAAAGCGGCAAAGATGATCGGGATGTCTTACCGTACGTTGATCAACTTGCGCCTGTTTGATCAAGTCGAACGTTCCATTGTTTGCGAAGTTTGTGGTGTGAAAAAGAAGACAAAAAATCTAAGAAAATATTGCTCAAGAAAGTGTTATAAAAAAATTGATAACGCTAGAAGAGTAATGGCGCGAGCCCGTTCTCGATCGAAGTGACGACAGCTTCCTCGGCCTTGGTCCCAAGCACCGAACCAGCGCCAGAAATTGCCAATACGCAATGACATATCTCATGTAATAGAGTCTTCTTCCAGTTCTTATCTTTGAGAAGAAAAATTGTCTTGCTGGAATCATTGTAAGCTCCAACCAACTCATGACCGTCTGTCATCATAAGCTCTTTCACTAATTTTATTTTTACCTTTTCGCCAAGAATCATAACGTGACGCGGCGGACGATCACGCTCGAATAACTTTACCATGTAATTTTTTACCGCCTATCCGGTGATAATTTTCCCTCTGAAAACACATTCGCCATTTGAAATAAGGATTGGTTCTAGGGACCCTTTTCCTTTCACCCATGTCACAACTCCGATGCATTGTTGCCATGTATTGGGAGCATGAATGTGAGCCGTTTTACGAGGGTCAGAACCATGACCAAGACATGCGCTCCATATTTTTCCATCGGAAGCATAAGCAAATCTATGAGCATGAAATTGAACGAATTTGACACCATACCTAGTCAAATTGCTGACTGCTATATGCTTATCGAAATAAGTCCCATGATGAAAATAAACGTCACCTATTTGACAACTGTCCCATTGATTAAGTGGATGCCAAATAAATTTAACGCCATTTTTCGATCGTTCTTTTAAACGAAGAAGTTCAGGTATTGGCTTAATAATCTCATGAATTTCGCGACAATTTTTTGCCACATACCGATGTAATCTCTCGCTGTGGTTACCCTCCAACTGATGAAAATAGCTACCTTTCTTCATTATAGACTGCCATTCATCTAGCTGTTCATTATAAGCCTCAATTTCATGGAACAACCTAGCTTCTTTATCTACTGGTTTTAGATATGAACTAATACCACTCGCGTCCAAAGCATCGCCGCCTTGGATCACGTGATCCGGATTTAATTGTTTTATTAATTTCGTAGCAATATTGATGTATTTGGGATCATGATAATTGTAGTGTAAGTCGCTCAGCACAACGGCTACACAATTCATGAAACCTCCAAGACGGGGTTATTTATAATTTTAGCACGCATATGAGGAAAGATAAAAAATGAAAAGAGTATGTGCAGAAAGCAGAATCGGCCAAAGATTTGAGAGAATAGTGATTTTAGAGATTTTTTATAGAAAGTTTAAAGGCGGCGGGAAAACAATGTATGCCAAAACTAGATGTGATTGCGGAAAATTAAAAAATATTGCAGTTCAAAATTTAGTTAAAGGTCATACGAGGTCGTGTGGATGTTATAACAAAGAAGTTCTTTCGGTCAGATCCAAAAAACATGGTTATAGTAGAACAAGAACCTATCGTATTTGGCGCCATATGCGAAGCAGATGCGAATCTAAAACCCATTCTCGATATGCTGAATGGGGTGGCCGAGGAATTACAGTTTGTGAACGATGGAAAAAATTCGAAAACTTTTTAACTGACATGGGAGAAGCTCCTAAAAATGCGAGCATTGACAGAATAGATAATAATAAAGGATATTTTTTAGAAAACTGTCGATGGGCAGATGCTTTCATACAAGCCCAAAATAAAAATTGGGACGAAGATCAAGGCGTAAGAAAACAGCCAAAGTGCAATAATAAATGGAAGGCTAGATTTACTCTTTTTGGGGAAAGGTATGTTTTTTGTGGATTCAATTCAAAAGAAGAGGCTATTGTTTTTAGAAAGAATAAAATTGATGAAATTAGGCTAATGCACAAAAAATGTGCTAATATTTGACATTAGAGGGTTTGTATGCTTGTGAGATTGATGATTAGAACTTCGAAATTTTTATATTTATTTTCGTCGATATGTTTTTTGTTTGATCTTGGCCTGGTTATTTTATCCTGGAAATATGGTGATAATTTTCAATTTCACAAAGAAGCTAAACTAGATATTTCTTTTGACCCAAATAGAGTTTGGTGGATTGGATTTGCATGTTTAATGGCCGCATTTTTAATCCGAATTAGAATTAAAACAAGACGTGAAAATGATGTGAGAATTTTCAAAATATATTGGATAGGTTAAATTATGCCCGCAGGTCAGCCTACGAAGTTTCGCCCTGAATATTGCGCGATGTTGATCGAACACATGTCGCGAGGTCTTTCATTTGAAACATTCGGCGCAAAGATAGATGTATGTAGGGCTACAATCTATAATTGGGAAAAAGAAAATCCTGAATTCTTAGACGCCAAAAAAATAGCCTTCGATAAATGTCAACTATTTTGGGAAGAAAAGTGCATTGAGCACATCGTTTCTATCTCTGAAAATGAAAGAGATGGTCAATATTCTAAGTCATCGACCAAGACGCTAAATACTGGCGCTTGGATTTTCAATATGAAGAATCGATTCAAATGGACCGATAAGTCTGAGCCTTCAACAGATGATGATAAGCCGATCACACTTGGTTATGATCCAGCAAGACTCGGCGATAAATGAAACTATATCCATTAATTTTATCAAAAGCTAAAACTTCAGGACTCAGCCAAGAAGACGCTGAAGATGTCGCGCAAGAAGTAATAATCAGCTGGATGGAGTACGAAAAAAAGCATGGAAAGCAAACAAGTCAAACTATCAACCAAGCAATTATCGATGCTAAACGAAAATTGTATGGTCGCACTCGGGAACGCGGCCATACTGCAAAACATGCTTCAAGATTTGGAATCCAAGCCAATAATGATGAAGAAAACCAGAACATTATTGAGTCATTGCCAGATCAATCTGAAGGATATTCAGACGTGTTTGAGGAATATAGAAACTATATTGACGACATAAAACCAACTCTTTCGTTGAGAGAACAACAAGTAATAGAAATGATAATGGATGACATACCTCAAAGACAAATAGCAGATGTTTGCAGCGTCAATGAAACTAGAGTTAAACAATATAAAGACAAAATAATAAAAAAATTGAATTCGATTTATTTATTTTGGCAAAGAAAAGAGATGATTGAAGAAGATCGGACGTGTGTGCAAATAGATTGGATTTGCATATGAGGCAGCTTAATCAAAATGAAATAAGCTTCCTAAAGAGAAATTGCACAAAAATGTTTTTAAAAGACATAGCAAAAGAATTTAACGTCAAACCTGCAGCCTTAACATATTTTTGTAAGAAAAATAAAATACACGGCAGAGCCAAAAAGGGCGCATGGAATTCAAAACACTCGCATTTGAGAAAAGATGTTTTGACATATTTCATGGGTCATTCTTTTGAAGAAACACAAAAGACGTTTAAATTAAGTAAATCAGAACTGAAAAGCTTGTTTGCGGCAGCCTACCGAGACAAAACATTATTACATTTAAGAAAAGATTCTCGAACAAAAGAGCCGTTTGATATAAAAACAACGATAAAAATGGTCAAAATGTTGGGCCTTATTTCGAGAAAAGATGTTGCTATAAAATTGAAAAGAGGAAAAACACATTATGTAGTTCGCGATAGACTCAAAAAAATGAACGCAGAAGAAACGAGGTATTTGAATGGGATATCTGAAAGGTGGGCAAAACAATTATTTGGTATTTCAAATGTTGGAATTAAGACAAAAGCATGTCCAAAAAACTTCGAATCGATCATTATTCCGTGGGTTGATCTTGAATATCGATTATCAAAAATGGACGTCGACGACACCCTTGCTCGCTGCGTGAAATCAATGGCGAGATTTCAAAGATGGATATATAACTCCAACAGCAGACACTACATAATTAAGCAAATTAAGAAGGTGATAAATGACTCAACTCCAAAATAAAAATGAAGTTTTTAATACAAAAAACATCGTTCAAAAACTTGAAACATATATGGATAGAGTCACCGAGAACGAATGCACTCCAGCGACAGTTACGGCGGCAGTTTCTTGTGCCGATAAAATCGTGGACATTTTGAGACTTCACTTGGAAGTTGAAAGATTGAACATCAAACGTTCAAAATAATATAGCGAGATTCATTTAAAAATGATCGCAAACTCAACGCCTTCATTTGCTGAGTTCAATCCAACCGTAATCCCAATGCAAGCGGACGTTCTCAGGCGAATCAGGGATGCAAATTACTCTCTTGGAACGCACGAGATTTTGCTCTCAGGCTCTGTCGGATCAGCGAAGTCCATCCTTATGGCGCATGTAGTAGTTAGGCATTGCCTAGAGAACTCTAGAGCTCGCGTATTGATTGGCCGCAGGGCTTTACCAGATTTGAAAGACACTTTATTCACGAAGATCTTAGAGCATCTGGAAGACATACCTGCCACTAAGTTCAAGGTCAATTACTCTTCGGCACGAATCAGGTTTAGCAATGGTTCGGAGATCATAAGCAGATCGTGGGCTGACAAACATTACTCGAAGCTCAGGTCTCTTGAACTTTCCATGGCGGCAATCGAGGAGTTGACTGAGAACGACGGCGATGACGAACAGGCTTACCACGAGATCAAAATGCGCGTTGGACGCCTTCCCCACATCAAGACGCCTTTGATCATATCCGCGACAAACCCAGATAGCCCAGGACACTGGGCTTATAAGTATTTCATACAACCTGAATCACATCCAACTAGGCATGTGTTCTACTCGCGTACCGAAGACAATCCATTCCTACCGCGCTCCTATATCGAGCAGCTCAAAGCGGACATGGACCCTAAGACCGCACTGCGAATGCTCTACGGTCAATGGGTCGAAATTAGAGGCGAGGTCGTCTACTATGAATACAATCGAGATTCCCAATTCCGGAATCTGGAATATCAAATTAACAAACAGCATCCGATCATTCTTACCTGGGACTTTAACATCGGTGAAGGCAAGCCTATGTCGATGGCTTGTATGCAGTATATCAATGACACTTTTCACGTGTTCGACGAGGTCATCATATCCGGCTCGAGAACCGCTGATACCATCGAAGAGCTCGACGGCAAAGGATTGCTGCAAAAAGACTGCAAATATATCATCTGCGGCGACGCCTCAGGCAAACACCGTGACACTAGGTCATCGCAATCGGACTATGATATCATCAGAAAAGAGCTATCGAATCGTAATCTCTCATTCGAGTATCACGTGCCGTTAAGCAATCCACCCGTGCGAACTAGGCACAACAGGGTCAATGCGTACTGTCAGAATATGAACGGCGACGTGAGACTATTTATTTATAAAAACGCAAAAACCTGCGACGAAGCTATGAGACTTACCAAGTTAAAATCTGGCGCAAGTTATATCGAAGATGACTCGAAGGCTTACCAGCATGTCGGAACTGCGATAGGTTATGCTATCATTTTCGAATCAAACAAAGCGCAGCGCAAACCACAAGGAACAACTTTCTTATGATTACTCCTAAACAGGTCAATGAACTTGTAAAAAAATTCGAGCCCTATTTGCGCCATAACTTTGAATTGATCGATATCCTAGAGGGAAACCTCCTTTGTTATATCGAGAAAGACCTTAAGAAAGATATGTCGCCACAGTCATATGAACAGGCGCGCACGCGTATGGTTCCGATCAACATGCTGCCAAAGATCATCGACAAGCTAACTAATATCTACCACTCTGGCGTCGTTAGGGAAGTGGTCGATGGAACGGATGCGGATAAAGAACTACTCGCTTGGTATGAGGACAAGCTCGATATCAACCAGAAAATGAACATGGCAAACGAGATGTTCAATCTATGCAAGGCCATGACAATCCATCCTTACGTCAACAATGGCGAGCCTAAGATTAGAATTGTCACTAACGATAAATTTATTCCATACTCTTCCGACGTTGTGGAGCCAGAAGAGCCTACCGACATGGTGATTCTCGCCGGTAGAATGGATGAAAAAGATATTTACTACGTTTACAGTGACGAGACGTTTTACATTTCAGATAGTACGGAAGCAATTCGCACCGATTTGATGGCGCAATTAAATAATGATGGGATTAACCCCATTGGCAGGCTTCCATTTGTCTACGCCGTCGATTCTCATTGCGAACGCCTTATTCCTGTTCAAGATACCGATACTATGAAGATGGTAAAAGTCGTACCAATTATGCTCACGGATTTAAACTTTGCAGCAAAATTCCAATGCTTCTCGATTATTTATGGCATTAACCTCGACGATGAAGGCATCGTGATGTCTCCGAATGCTGTATGGAAGTTTAAAACTGACGGCACGGAAGGACAAAAACCGGAGCTCGGGACAATTAAACCAACGGTTGATTATGATCAAGCACTGAAATTGATTGAATCAGAATTGTCTATGTGGCTTGGCACAAAAGGCATCAGACCTGGATCGATTGGCCAATTGACAGCAGACAACATCGCGTCTGGCATCAGTAAAGTGATTGACGAGATGGATACTTTCGAGGCTCGCCAATCTCAAGTGACCGTGTTTATGGACGTCGAAGAAGATCTATGGGACTTGATCTTTAACTACATGCATCCGTACTGGGTAAAAAATGGACTCATAGACAATACACAGCTATGGTCAAGCGCCAAGGCGAAAGTAAAAACGACTTTTGCGGTTCAACTTCCCCTCCAGTCGCGCGGCCAATTGGTGACAGATCTTCAAAATGAGGTCGCATCTGGATTTATCACAAGAAAAGCAGCGATCATGAAGCTAAACCCAGAGATGACAAACGATCAGGTGGAAGAGCTCATGTCTGAAATTGATGCAGAACGTGGGTTTAATATTCCACAGTCGGATACTCAACCAGTTCAAGCGGATACCCAAACTTTGGGGGCATAGATGGCCTGGCAAAAAGTCTCGATAGACATCTCAGAGTTTGATCTCAAGCCACAGCAGCGCGTGGATTTGGCGGACCTCGTGATAGAGCACATCTTTGACCGTACTTCGCGAGGCTTGGACAAGAACGGCAGACCATTCCCCAAATACTCGAAAGAATATATTAATAGCGTCGACTTCAAGGCGGCCGGAAAAAGTAAGGGGAAAGTTAACTTGCAGCTTTCAGGCGATATGCTTGCGGCGATGAAACTTCTAAGTGAGAGCAAGAAGAAAATCACTATCGGGTTTGAGGATGAAACGCCTGAAAACGCCAAAGCCGAGTGGAATATCAAAGGTACATATGGGCAGAAAACTTCCACAGGTAAAAAGCGCGATTTCTTGGGGATTCAATCAAAGAAGCTGAAAGAACTAATTGATGAGGTCACTAATGGCGATTAAGAGTGGCGTCAGGAGCATGGAAGAGATTGTTTCTAGCCTCAAGGCGGGAATTAATGAAGCTACTAAGCCAGCCGTAGTGAAGTCTCTCGCCGAGATCTCCATCAAGATTATTGTAAAGAGGACACGGCTTGGGTACGGTGTTGATTCATTTCTTGGGACTAAGAAGAAATTAAATGCCTTAAGTGAAAGATATGTGGAGAGACGCAGAAAATCAAAGCTTTCACCGCTAACGTCACCCAAGAAATCAAATTTAACTTTTACGGGACAAATGCTCGATAGCGTTAAAATATTAGAGACTAAACAGAAGGGCATAATCATCGGGCCAAGTGGACAGCGATCAAATTCAGAACAAACAAACGCGGAAATAATGGCGTATAACGAGGAACGTGGTAGAGTGTTTCTAAATCTCTCAGATTTGGAATATGCGCAAGTGTTTCGCGAGTACCGACGAACGTTCGGTGACTTGCTTAAAAAACGTGGGCTGTTGAAATAAATTTTCACATGGGGTATTCTAATGTCAGATCAAGTACAAAATGACTCCGCGAGTCAACCTAATTCGGCAGTGCCGAATGGGAGCAATCAGAATCCTGCAGATCTTGTTTCAGAAGAGTGGCGTAAGCGTATTCTTAGCGAGAAGAAAAAAGTTCAGGAAGAACGTGATTTACTTCGAGCTGAAAAAGAAGAGCGTGAACGTAAAGACTTAGAGGCTAGAGGCGAATACCAGAAGCTAATTGAATTAGCTAAGGCAGAAGCCGACGCAGCTAAAAATCGTCTGAAAGAAATCGAGGAAGAAAGATTGCAAGGCAAGAAGGCAGCAGCGCTGCTCAAAGCACTTGATAATTCATTGCCAGATAAATTTTATGGGTTTCTGAATCTTGATGATGTCGTTATCGACCCATCGTCAGGCGAGATCAACCAGCTCTCAGTGACTAAAGCTGCGGAACAATTCAAGACGAATTATCCAGAGCTTCTTATCAAGAGAGATGGACCAAGATTTCCGAATGCCGCGCCTCAGGGCAGCGGTAAATTGACTAGGGAAGAATGGCTTAAATTGCCTGTCGACGAGATGAAGAAACGCAGAAAAGAACTCGTAGATTAGCGTGTAAGTTCAATTTTTGAATTAAATTTTATATTTAAAACCAAGGAGGGTTTTTAATGTCTAACAGCACTTTAACCGAAGTAGCGGCACAGGTTCAGCATTACTGGTCACCTATTTTTACAAAGCAACTTCGCGGTAGCTTGCTTCTCGGCTCACTCGTTAACAAACAATACCAAGGTTCGATCAACCGCGGCGGCGACCGTGTTCGTGTCAGCCAAATCAATGCGCCAACAGGCCAACTCTTGACTATCGGTACCGATGCGGATTCCTTCTCGTCTGAAGCTATCTCGACAAGCTATGTCGATATCGTAGCAAACAAACGCGCTGTTGCTTCTTACACATTCGAAGACCTTGTGTCTTTGCAATCGCAGATCAGTCAAGAAAACCCAGAAGTCATGGAAGCATTGAATTACGCACTTCAAAGCCAAATCAATACTTATCTGTATTCTTTGGTTGCAGCTTCGACATCTTCACCTGACCACAACATCGCGTCGGTCACAGACTTCAACGCGGCCCAATTGTCCGGTGCTCGCCTTCTCGCATCGACAGCGAAATGGCGCATGGATCCAGGTTGGTACTGTATCGTAGACCCTAGCTACATGTCTGACATCCAAAACGCGGCGACTTTGACAAGCTCCGACTATAACGGCGGTGAAGCTGTTGTCGTTTCCGGTCAAGTTGCGACTAAGCGCTTCGGATTCAACATCCTTGAAGACAACAACATGAGAAGCACCAACGGCGCGACTGTCGTCGACCACGCGTTGCTTTTCCACCCAGATTTCATGCATCTAGTCATGCAGTCAGAAGTTCAAGTCAAGATCTCTGACCTCCACGCACTAGGTCAGTTTGGTGTTAAGATGTCGGTCGATTTGATCTTCGGCGCGGCTCTCGGCATCGACGGCGCTAAGAAACATATTCAGGTTTATAACTCGGCATGGTAATTTTTGATTCTCTTAACCAATATCAGTCTTTAGAGCAAATCACCGCTAATTCTCCGGAAGAGTTGGTGATTGCTCTGAAGCAGATTAGAACACCGATCACGATCGTGGCTATTGTCGCGCTTGGTGCAAGGCATGTGGCTTATATCATGGGCGACATTCGCAAGAACGAACCGAAACAAAAACAAACTAAAAAATAAGAGGTAATGAATATGACAGCACTCGCCAAATCATTGACGGTAGGACCAGAGTTCAAAAATAGATTCAACGTTGCACGCGCTACTTATGATTTCTCGGTAGATGCAGGCGGAACGGGCGCTCTCGATATTTTCGTAGCCGGTTCAGATATCGTAATCACAAACTTTTATGCTTACGTTAAAACGACTTGCACATCTGGTGGATCAGCAACAGTTGCAGTTGGCGTAACCGGCTCGACAAGTGCATTTGTCACAACCACAACTGGTGCGGTTGCAAATTTGACAGCGAACGCTGTTCTTCAACCGGTCGTCGTATTGACAGAAGGCACACCAAACACTGCGGCTTTCCCTCTTCCACGTCGCCTCGCTTCTGGCGACAAAGTTCTTATGACGATCGGCACGGCAGCTTTGACCGCCGGTAAAATCGAATTTGTGATCGAATACGCTTCGGCTTAATAGATAATTTCTGGTGATTACTAAATAACGGGGGATGGTTTCATCACGGATGATTTAACCTCCCCCGTTTTTTCGAGGTATTTATGGCGTTGTCGGAAAACATAAATGATCTTGAAAAGGCAAAGTTCTTAGAGACTGGCAGTGGCGAAACCGCTGTCAGAATATCTGGAAGCGTAACCCCTAGCCTTCCAACAGGCGCAGCATCCGAAGCAAAGCAAGACATCGCTAATGCGTCTTTAGCTAGCATCGACACTAAACTCACATCACCGTTATCTGTCGCACAATCAGGGACGTGGTCGATAGGTCGAACGTGGGTTTTAGATTTTTCTACCGACGACGTCACGGCAATTCAAGGCGGGACGTGGTCCGTAGGACGTACTTGGACATTATCGAGCGGTTCTGATTCTGTATCTTCAGTACAGTCCGGTAATTGGGATATTAGAAACATAACCGGAACTATTTCTTTACCTACCGGGGCAGCAATTGCCTCAAAACAACCAGCCATAGGTACTGCCGGAACGGCATCCACGGATGTAATTACAGTTCAGGGAATTGCCTCTATGACGGCGCTTAAAGTCGATGGTAGCGCCGTTACTCAGCCTATAAGTGGCACCGTCACAGCGAATCAAGGAACTAATCCTTGGGTTACTTCAAGATCATGGAATCTTTCTAGTGGCACTGATTCTGTCGCAGCAGTTCAATCTGGGACATGGAACATTACAAACGTAAGTGGAACTGTTTCACTACCTACAGGCGCATCAACGTCGGCTCTACAGACGACAGGAAACTCTTCTCTTTCTTCGATTGACGGTAAACTTGGAACACTTGGTCAGAAGGCCATGGCCGGTTCAGCTCCAGTTGTTTTGGCGTCAGATCAATCGGCTATTCCAGTTTCTCAATCTGGAACGTGGAATATCACAAATATATCTGGAACCGTTTCGCTTCCGACGGGTGCAGCAACATCGGCTAAGCAACCAGCACTTGGGACGGCAGGTACGGCAAGTTCTGACGTCATAACCGTGCAAGGTATCGCATCGATGACCGCCTTGAAGGTCGACGGAAGTGGTGTCACCCAACCAATTTCTGGGACGGTAGCGGCGACACAGTCTGGAACGTGGACCGTTCAACCTGGTAATACGGCCAACACGGTTGCTTGGAAAGTCGACGGATCATCCGTAACTCAACCGATCAGTGCGGCGAGTCTACCTCTTCCAAGTGGAGCAGCGACCGCAGCGAAACAACCGGCACTGGGAACAGCAGGAACAGCTTCGGCTGACGTTATAACGATCCAGGGCGTCGCTTCGATGACTCCGATCAAGACTGATTCAAAGACAGCTTTGACGGCTTCATCACCAACAGCTGCGACGGTGGGAGTCACATCGGCTTCCGTTGTTGCTTCAAACTCTAGTAGAAAGGGTCTCGCAGTCGTAAATACATCTTCAAACACAATCTCGTTTGGCATCGGTGCAGCGGCAGTTCTGAATAGCGGAATTACCCTTTTTCCAGGCGGGACATGGGTTATGGACGAGTTCAACTTTACGACTGCTGCGATCAACGCGATTGCGAGCGCAGCATCAAGTAATTTAGCTATTCAGGAATTTACATGATTGGTAATCCTTCATTATTTATTGGTGAAAAGGTTTTTGGTGGGACTACCAATAATATTTTATCGACAAGTTCGGCTGGAATTTTACAGCAAGGATCTTTAAGCGGTACGACAAACCAGATCACAGTCACGCCTTCATCTGGCGCTTTCACACTGTCCACACCACAAAACATAGCGACCACAAGTACACCACAGTTTGCAAAGATCGGTATCGGAGTTGCCGCTCACGCTACCTCAATTTTCTATGCATACAATGCATCCAGTTCAAACACTATCCTTGTAGAGACTGGCGGAGCGTCGAGTCAAGCCGGTCTGCAAGTAAAAAACCCAGGGAGAGCTTGGTCATTCTCAGTGCGCGGTGACGTTTCAAACGGGTTTTGTATCGCCGATGAAACTGCCGGAGCTATTAGAATGGTCGCAGATTCATCTGGTCAATTTGGTTTTGGTACGACTGTCCCTGAAGCTAGATTTCATATTATCGAAAATTCTTCGACGTCAACCACTCGCGGAATTGTGTCACAGCAATTTCTTAATGGTACAACTGGCGGGGCATTCGTTGGGAGAAAGAATCGCGTATCAGGAAGTACTCCAATATCCATAAACTCAAACGATTTTTTAGCCGAGTTTAGATCTCAAGGATACGACGGAACTAGCTTCGTAGATGCCTCGAAAATTGTGATTCAGGCATTAGGAACTATCGGCACAGGTCGTATGCCTACCGACATGATTTTCTACACATCGACCGATGCCGCGACTTCCGTGGTAACCGAGGTTATGCGGCTAAAGGCGAGCGGACAGGCAACTTTTACGACGACAACTGATTCTACCAGTAGCACGACAGGTGCGATGATAATTAGTGGTGGACAAGTCGTTACTAAAAACAACTTAACCCTTCAAGGCCAAGGATTCGGGGTCACATCAACCGCGACTGCGGCAGGAACAACGACGCTAACTTCGTCTAGCACTTCTGTGCAAATATTTACCGGTACGACAACACAAACGGTCGTATTGCCAGCAGCGAACGCATTTGGATCAGGCATCGGCCTAGTCTTTTACATCAAAAACAGGTCTACTGGAACGGTCACAATCAACAGAGCCGGGTCAGACACCATTGACGCCGGTACAACATTAAACGTTACGTCAAACCAATCGGCAACTTTGGTCAGTAACGGATCAACCGCGTGGGTGATAGTATGAGTTATTTTCCAGTACCAGATTATTCTCCAGGAGTTACTGGCGGACTATTAACTGCAAGCGGTTTAGTTGGAACAGCCGCCGGAGATAATGCATCTGTTTCATACGTCGGAGAAATACAGACTTACAGCGTCGCATCTGCATCTGCGGTTTCTCTGACTACAAACGTGTATGCTAACGTACTGTCAATGTCGATCAACGCAGGTGACTGGGACTTCACGGGAGTTGTCATTGCAAAAG